AAAAATATTATGATCAATATGGACCAGGTAGTGCAAATATAGATGCAGATAGAATTATTAAAAAATCTGATCTAGCTGAAGGTAGGGTACCATCTACTCTGAATTTTTTAAGAGAAAGAAGTATGACTTCGATTGACCAATTTATTAACGCAGGTGTGCCAGAAGATACAATATTCAAAAAAATAATTAGTGCAAGACCGATTACCAATAAACTTATCAGAAGTCCTTTTGATGAGGGTGGTGGTTCAAAAGGGTTTGTTACTAATTATATGGAGCCGATTGTTAGAAGAGATTTAGCTGAAGCTATAGATGAGGGGTATGATGTTTTTAGGGTAGATTCAGGCAGGGCACTAAAATCTAATGAAGGTGGTGTTTTTGAAGTTTATGATGAAAAAATACCAAAAATTTTACAAAAAATATTTAAACAAGAAGGCTTAGATCCAAAAGAATATGTTTTTCAAACTAAAAATGGGCCAGACATAGTTACCGAAAGAATTTATGATTTAACTGATACCGCTCCTAATGATGTTTACAGTCATACAGGTACTTTTGTAAAAATTGATGACAAGCTCAGAGAAATATTTAGAAAAAATGGACTACCTACTTATAGAAAAGGTGGAATAGTAAATGCTAAACAAAGTTTATGAGTTTCAACCACTTATCAGATGCTGAGATCAAAGAAGCCTTAGCTTTACGAGAAAGGCTAAACTTACTTAAAAAACAAGAAATCTGCAAAACAAATTTTTTAGAATTTATAGACCATATGTGGGATGGCTTTATTTGTGGTCGTCATCATAAAATATTTGCTGAAAAACTTGAGGGTATTGCTAATGGCACAATCAAAAGGTTGATTGTCAATATGCCGCCAAGACACACAAAGTCTGAATTTGCTTCTACATATTTTCCTGCTTGGATTATGGGTAGAGATCCTAGTAGAAAAATTATGCAAACTACGCATACAGGAGAACTTGCTGTCAGGTTTGGTAGGAAAGTTAGAAACATGATGGACAGCGATATTTATAAACAAATATTTCCTGAAGTGCTTTTATCATCTGATAGTAAATCAGCAGGTCGTTGGGAAACTAATAAGAGTGGTGAGTATTTTGCTGCTGGTGTCGGAGGAGCAATTACAGGTCGTGGTGCGGATTTATTAATTATTGATGATCCTCATTCTGAACAAGATGCTATGAGTCCAACCGCTATGGAGTCTTGTTGGGAGTGGTACACTTCTGGGCCAAGGCAAAGGTTACAACCAGGCGGATCTATTGTCTTAGTTATGACAAGATGGAGTGGTATAGATTTAACAGCTAAATTGTTAGAAGCTCAAAAAGAATCTTTAGCAGATCAGTGGGAAATTGTAGAGTTTCCAGCTATTTTTCCTGAAACTGAGAATCCCTTATGGGAAGAGTTTTGGTCATTAGAAGAATTGTTAAAGGTAAAAGCTTCTTTGCCTGTTATGAAATGGAATGCTCAATGGATGCAAACTCCAACTTCTGAAGAGGGTTCGATAGTCAAACGTGAATGGTGGCAAAAATGGGAAAGCGATACTTTGCCTAATGTTAGCTACATAATTCAATCTTACGATACTGCTTTTTCTAAAAAAGAAAATGCTGACTATTCCGCTATTTCAACTTGGGGTGTATTTAGACCTGATGAGGATTCACCTGATTCGATCATACTTCTAGATTGTCAAAAAGGCAGATATGATTTTCCTGAGCTAAAAAGATTAGCTATGGAAGAATATAAATATTGGGAGCCTGATATGGTGTTAATTGAAGCAAAAGCTTCAGGTACACCTTTGACTCACGAACTTAGAAGATTAGGTATTCCTGTTGTTAACTACTCCCCTACAAGAGGACATGACAAAACCACAAGAATGCACTCTGTTGCACCTATCTTTGAAAGTGGTTTGGTATATGCTCCACAAAAAGCTTTTGCTGAGGAAATGATAGAAGAGTGTGCTTCTTTTCCTTTTGGTGCTAATGATGATTTATGCGATACTATGACTCAAGCCTTGATTAGATTTAGAGAAGGCGGGTTATTATCATTACATGATGATTACGAGGACAAAGATCAGGCACCAATAGTTAGAAGTTATTATTAATGGATATATTTATTACGCAATATATAAGTAAAAATAGAATTGAAGATGGGCCATGTATTTATGCAGAATCTTTGCAGTCTGCAACTGAACAAGCTAATTTTCTTAATTTAGAGATAATTGGTAGAATGAAGTATGATGGCGATATTGAAGACTTAAGAACGATACATTAACTATGGCTATAGAAAACCAACCGATTGCTCCTAAAAATTTAAATGAGGAGAAACCAAAAACAGAAGAAGAACAACAGTTAATAGATATTTCTGATGCTGTTGCTTTAGCTGAAGATAACGAAGGCTTTACTATTTTAGAAGACGGTAGTGCAGTTCTTGGACAAGAAGAAATGCCTATGGTTAATAATGATTTCAATGCAAATCTTGCCGAAATTATTGATCCAGACGAGCTGAATAAAATATCTTCGCAATTAACTGAAGGTATTGAAAAAGATAAATCTTCTAGAGAAGATTGGGAAAAAACCTATCAAGATGGTTTGAAGTATCTAGGAATGAAATTTGATGCTGAAAGATCCGAACCTTTTGCAGGAGCATCTGGAGTTATTCATCCTTTACTAGGTGAAGCAGTAACTTCTTTTCAAGCTCAAGCTTACAAAGAATTATTACCTGCTAACGGGCCAGTCAAAACTCAAGTAGTAGGAGAATATAATTCTGTTGTTGAAGAACAAGCTCAAAGAGTTAAAGAGTTTATGAATTATCAGATAACTAATGTAATGGAAGAGTATGACGCTGAGTTAGATCAATTATTATTTTATTTACCTCTTGCAGGTTCTGCATTTAAAAAAGTTTATTATGATGAAGTAATAGGAAGAGCCGTATCTAAGTTTGTAGCTCCCGAAGATTTGATAGTCCCTTATTACACAACTGATTTAGAAAGTTGTCCTAGAATTACTAACATAATAAAAATGCCTGAAAATGAAGTCAGAAAACTTCAAGCACAAGGTTTTTATAGAAGTGTAAATATAGATTATGGAGTTTCTGCTGAAGAATCTTCTCAAGTAAAAGAAGAGATAGATCAACTAGCAGGTATGGAGCAAAATTATGATACTTCTGAAGTTACAGTTTTATATGAAGTTCATTGTAATTTAGATTTAGAAGGCTTTGAAGATACTAACAATCAAGGTCAATTCACAGGCGTTAAATTGCCTTATATAGTAACTATAGATTCAAACTCTCAACAAGTTTTATCAATTAGAAGAAATTTCTTAGAGCAAGATCCGTACAAAGGTAAAATAGAATACTTTGTTCATTTTAAATTTTTACCTGGATTAGGGTTTTACGGATTTGGTCTAACACACATGATTGGTGGCTTATCGAAAGCATCTACATCTATACTAAGGCAACTTATAGACGCAGGAACTCTTGCGAACCTACCTGCTGGGTTCAAAACAAGAGGGATTAGAATAAGAGATGAAGATTCTCCTATTCAGCCTGGAGAATTTAGAGATGTAGATGCACCTGGCGGATCATTAGCAGATGCAATACAACCACTACCGTTTAAAGAGCCAAGTCAAACTTTACTGTCTTTGCTATCAGTTCTTGTAAATTCAGGAAAGCAATTTGCTTCTATTGCGGAAATAAATACAGGTCAAGGTAATCCTCAAGCTCCAGTTGGTACGACTATGGCTTTACTAGAAAGATCAACTAAAGTTTTGTCAGCAATACATAAAAGATTACATTCAGCACAAAGAAAAGAATTTAAATTACTGGCTAAAGTCTTTAAAGAATACTTACCGCCAGAATATCCTTACATGACTGCAAATGGCGGTGGTCAATTAAAGCTTACTGACTTTGATGATCGTGTAGATATAATTCCTGTATCTAATCCTGACATATTTAGTTCTGCTCAAAGAATAGCTATGGCACAAGAAATGATGAACCTTGTTCAATCAAATCCACAAATACATGGGCCTAATGGTATTTATGAATCTTACCGAAGAATGTACGCTGCTATAGGAGTTGATAATGTTGATTCATTATTACAGCCACCTCCTCCTACGGATCCAATTCCTACTGAAGCAGGTGTAGAAAATAATACGTTATTACTTGGCGGAACTGCTAAAGCTTTTCCTGAACAAAACCATGATGCACATATTGAAATACATAAATCTCTTTTAAAGACATCACCAGTTCAATCAAACTTGCAAGTACAAGCAAATATTTTTTCTCATATTATGGAACACTTACAAATGAAAGCAGATGCTTTAGCTCAACAACAAATGCCTCAAGAAGCTATGGCTCAGTATCAACAACTACAACAGGCTTCCCAACAAACTTCAGGTCAAGACCAACAACAATTAGTACAACAAGCTGCACAAATATTAGGTCAATTTAGTGCTCCAATACTAGCTCAATTAGTTTCTGAATTTACTGAAACAGTATCTTCGCCAGCAGATGAAGATCCTTTAGTTACAATTAGGAAGCAAGAGTTAGCTCTTAAAGGTCAAGAATTAGCACAAGAACAAAGGCAATTTGCTGCAGATCAAGAAAGAAAAATACAAGAAAGCCAAGCAAGAGTTAGTGTCGATAAAGAAAGAATTGATGCTTCTGAAGGTATTGCTAGGATGAAAGATGATACTGCTCAAGACAGATTAGAACAACAAAGGATATTTAAATCTATAGATTTACAAAATAAATAATTTACTTTTTTACAATTTATACAATAGAATAGCAAGATGAAAAGTTCAATTAAATATCAAGGCAAAGGAACTGTTAAGTTAAAACAACAAAAAAGTGTTTCAGCTAGTACAACTCCTACGCCAGGAATGGGTAAAGGTAAGGTCAAAGGAAGTGGTATTGCGGAAACGGGTACTAAATTCAATGGCGTTTATTAATGTCCATATTTGATTTAAGAGAAAAATATTTAAAATCTCTTAGAGAACGACAAGAGGATGTCAAAACCCAAATGTTAAATGGGGTAAAAGACATGTCTCAATATGAATTTTTGCGTGGGCGACACAGTTCTCTCGTTGACGCAGAAAGTATTTTTAGAGAACTGCTAGGAAAAGAGTATGAAGAGCCAGAACAAAGTGGTAGTCCCTGACCACATAGCCAAAGAAATAGAAGAGTCTCAACAAATAGAAAAGCCTGAAGAAACAGAAGCTGATCAGG